ATGTTTAAACCGGAACTCCTTTCCCCGGCGGGAACGCTGAAAAACATGCGTTACGCTTTCGCCTATGGCGCAGACGCTGTATATGCGGGCCAACCGCGTTACTCACTGCGCGTACGCAACAACGAATTCAATCACGAAAACCTGCAGCTAGGCATTAATGAAGCCCATGAACTGGGTAAAAAATTCTATGTGGTGGTTAATATTGCCCCGCATAACGCCAAGCTGAAGACCTTCATTCGTGACCTGAAACCGGTGGTGGAAATGGGACCGGATGCACTGATCATGTCCGACCCCGGTCTGATTATGCTGGTGCGCGAAAACTTCCCTGACATGGACATTCACCTTTCAGTACAGGCTAACGCCGTAAACTGGGCGACGGTGAAATTCTGGAAGCAGATGGGATTGACCCGTGTGATCCTGTCCCGCGAACTGTCGTTGGAAGAAATTGAAGAGATCCGCACCCAGGTGCCGGATATGGAAATTGAGATCTTTGTTCACGGCGCGCTGTGCATGGCTTACTCCGGCCGCTGCCTGCTCTCTGGCTACATCAACAAGCGTGACCCAAATCAGGGTACCTGTACCAATGCCTGCCGCTGGGAATACAACGTGCAGGAAGGCAAAGAAGACGTGGTGGGCAATATCGTGCATAAGTACGAGCCTATCCCGGTACAAAATGTTGAGCCAACGCTGGGTATTGGCGCGCCGACTGACAAAGTCTTTATGATCGAAGAAGCCCAGCGTCCGGGTGAGTACATGACCGCGTTTGAAGACGAACACGGCACTTACATCATGAACTCGAAGGATTTGCGTGCCATTGCCCACGTTGAGCGCCTGACTCAGATGGGCGTGCATTCGCTGAAAATTGAAGGCCGTACTAAATCATACTATTACTGTGCACGTACCGCGCAGGTTTATCGCAAGGCCATTGATGATGCCGCTGCCGGGAAACCGTTCGACCCGCAACTGCTGGAAACGCTGGAAGGTCTGGCGCATCGCGGTTACACCGAGGGGTTCCTGCGCCGCCATACGCATGACGACTATCAGAACTACGAATACGGCTTCTCTATTTCCGAGCGTCAGCAGTTTGTCGGCGAATTCACTGGCGAACGTAAAGGTGAACTGGCGGCTGTGCTGGTGAAAAATAAATTCACCGTCGGCGACAGCCTGGAGCTGATGACCCCACAGGGCAACATCAACTTTACCCTCGAACAGATGGAAAACGCGAAAGGCGAAGCGATGCCGGTTGCGCCGGGCGATGGTTACACCGTGTGGATGCCTGTACCGGAGGATATCGATCTGAATTATGCATTGTTGATGCGTAATTTTACCGGTGAGTCCACGCGCAACCCACATGCTAAGTAGTTAATTACGGTTATTTTTCAGCGTTCGGAAGATTCTTAGAAATCGATCACATACCGCTTCGTTCATTAAGGGTATTATCCCATCCGCTGAAAAACATAACCCATAAATGCTAGCTGTACCAGGAACCACCTCCTTAGCCTGCGTAATCTCCCTTACGCAGGCTTATTTTTTGCACGTAATATACTGAAATAAATGGATTTATTTCTTCCAATGTCCACACATTGACCACATCGATAAAAAACCCCCGCATTTGCGGGGTTTCCTTTTGGCTCACAGCCAGGGCATTTGATGCTGACCGGTTATCGTCGGGTGCGGTGGAGCTGGTACGACTTCCCCCGGTGAAACAATGAAACGCTCAACGGTTTCAGTCGTGACAAAAGTACAACTGCAGTTGATGTTTGTGCACTGATGATACCGCTCTTTTGTGGTATCAGAAAAATAGCGACTCGTGCGGGCGTGAGCGGCGTAATGGCATTTCGGGCAATGAAACATGATGAGCACCTCTGAGCGTTTTCAATACAGTGATTTTACTCATTTTAACCTTATAAAACAAATACATATATTATATTACTGCGCTATTTCTTCGCTCTCATACTCCACATCAGAAACCTTAACCTCAAGCTCTAAGCCCGTCGTGAAGCCGCTCCCGTTAAGACTGTGCACCGCACGGCTGATTATCCACGCCCGCTCGTCTATCACGCGCTTAAAGCCTTTCACGGACACCGGCATTTCAGGAAATAAATCAGCCCGGCCAGTGGCAAGCGTAATGGAAAACTCCGCCACGCCCCGCTGTATCTTGTCCCACTTTGCCTGAGCCGCGCGCATGGCCTGCGCCTTTGTGGCATAGATGGTCGTGAGCTCAAGAACGTTGTCCGACTCTCCGGCCATGTACTCACCTTCCCGCGCTTCCTGCGCCTTTTTATTCTTAGCCTTTGTCGATGTTTTAGCGGCTTTCGGGTGCTGCAGCGCGCGCAGGTGCTGCTCTTTGGGTTTACGTTTGAGCTTTACCTTTTGCTTTTGTGGTTTCGGGTCTCTGGTGTGTAGCCATTTCGCCGTCACGCCGGTGTAAGCCTCCCGGTCTGCAATGGCGAACTGATGGCGGTCGCCGTCGCCACGCTCGACGGTCATTTGTGGGATCGGCTTACCACTGGCCGTCATCGCACTACCGGCTTTCAGGAACAATAATTTCCCGGCTTTCACCGACACGGATGCACCGTTACGCTCAGCAAGGCGGGACAAAAACGCCGCGTCGGATTCCTGCGTCTGGTCGATATGAGGAATGGCGATAGCTTTCAGGGAGTCAGCAACACTGGCCGTCAGCTTATTACGCTGCGCGATGGTCTCAACAATCACCCCGAGCGTGGTGTCGTGCCATGACTGCTCGCGCCGCGAGTTTAACGAGCCGCGAAAATCTGCACTACGTCCCCGGATGGTCAGCGTATCAGGCGCGCCCCGGTGCTCGATTTCATCAACCGTGAAACTCCCCTTGTTGACCAGCGCGGAGCCCTGCCAGCCCAGCCACAGCGTCAGTGATGCCCCGCGCGGCGGCAGCTCGACCAGCCCGTCAGTATCATCAAGCGCGATATCGAGCTGGTCAGCCTCGAACCCGCGATTGTCGGTCATGGTCAGACCGATAAGCCGGTCGCTGAAATTCTGCGTGATATCCGCCCCGTCCAGCGTGAGCATATACGCAGGGGCAACACGCGCCCCGGCCTGAATATTCATTCCTGTTATCATCCTGCCAGCCCTCCCGCCCATTCACCGGCAGACGTGACCAGATTATCCGCCTGCGTTTTCAGGTCGCCATACATGGCCGCGAGCGACTCGTCGACGCGTTTCAGGGACAGAGTGAACTCGATTTTTCTCGCTGCGCCGTCGCTGAAAAGCTCGGTGTGGTTGTGGGTCACTTTATCGATAACGTACATCCCGTGGATCATGCCGGTTCCGTCAATCAGCGGCCATGCACGCCCCTCGTCGGCCATCAGCTCAATCGCCAGCAGCGACAGACGCCCGCCGGTGATTTCAGGGTACAGCGTCCCCGACAGGGTGCGTGAGGTTTCCCCCTCCCCGAGAAACTGATAAGCCGGTCGTTTGCCGATACGGTCATTGGACACCCACCGGTAGTCCTTCGAATACTGCATTGACTGATGCGGCAGGGTGCGCCGTTCAAACACAAAAAATCCCAGCACCATTAACATTTTGCCCCCTCTCTCAGTCGAGTCTCATGTTGGATCGCTGACGCGCACGCTTTTCACGGTCAAGTTTGTCGACGGCGTCACGGAGCTGGCGGTCAAGGTCACCACCTGGCGCAACGCCACCCTGCAGGGTGATGTTGTATTCGCTTTTGCTCTGGTCTATATAAGAGCGACCTGCAGGCGCAGTGACCGGCTGATACGCCTGATACCCGCCATAACTCGCTGTCGCAGGGATATACCCGCCACCCGGTGAAGCCTTATCCGCTTTCGCTGCAGTCTGGTCGAGGTCGGTCGATTCTTTTTTGAGAACGCCGAGTTTCTCCAGCAGCCAGCCAACCTTGCCGCTCAGGCTGTTAAACAGGTTGAGCGGCGTCATCAGCGCATCAGCCAGCGCCTGACCAAACGCGACGCCGACATTTTTGCAACTGTCGAGCGTGTCCTGCGTGGCTTTCACCGGCGCAAGCAGGTCTTTAAACCACTGGCAGACAACGCCCAGCTTTTTCGCAATAGCATCAAACACCGGCGCGAGCGGAGTGAACATCGTCCCCACCGGGGCAAAGGCAGCTTTCATCCCCTCCACCACCCCCGAGAAGAATGCACCAATCGGCTCCCAGTATTTACGGATGAGCAGCGCACCGGCCACCACCGCCCCGGCGACCGCCAGCACCGGCAGGGTGATTGCGCCAATGGCCGTGACAATCGCGCCGCCGACCGTACTGAAAACCACACCAAGCACGCCAGCAGCCGCAATGATGGCATTTATCCCCATTACCACCGGCCAGGCAATAAGGCCAATCCCGCCCATCACCCCGATTAGCGCCAGCGCGCCCCCGACCACCACGCCGAGGGTGGTCGCCAGCCCCTTATTTTTCTGGATCCAGCTGTCAAGCCTGAGCACATACTGCGTGGCCGTCTGCGTCAGCTTACGCAGAGAGCCCTCCTGCTGGTCAAACAGGTCGGTCCCGACCGCCTCATAGGCTGACTGAAATTCTTTGAAGTCGCCGCCGAGGTTATCCTGCATAACCTTAACCAGCTCCTCAGTCTTGCCGTCCGAGGCTTTAAATGCGGCAGTGAGCTTATCGAGCTTGCCGGTTGAGGCCGCCGTCATCAGCACGGCGGCCGCCGAGCTGGCCTCCTCCCCGAAAATGGTTTTCATGTATTCGGCGCGCTGACCCGTCCCGAGATTGTTTTTCTCAAAACTGCGCTGCATTTCTTTCAGGATGGAAAATATCGGACGCGTGTTGCCCTTGCTGTCGGAGGTTTTCACCCCGAGTTCTTTGATGGCGTCATAGGCTTTGCCGGTCGGTGCCTGCAGGCGACTCATGACCGCACGGCTTCCCGTTCCCGCCATCGAGCCGGTGATTTTTGAATCGTGCAGCGCCCCCACCATCGCGGCGGTTTCCTCGATACTCACCCCGGCATTTTTCGCCACCGGCGCGGCATAGGTCAGCGCATCGCTCATCCCGTCAAAATCGGCGGCGGTTTTGTTCATCGTCATCGAGAGAACATCACCAATATGCGCGACCTTGTCATTTGAGAGCTGAAACGCTGATTTCATCCCGGTCAGCAGCGCGGCGTTCTTTTCCATCGTGCGCTTGTTGGACAGCGCCATATTCAGCGTGACCGGCGTCGCCGCCTGAATGGCCGCCGCATCCCCGCCACTTTTGGCGATAATAATCTGCGCCCCCGCCGCATCATCGGCAGAGGCCGCCGTATTGTCCCCGAGCTGGCGCGCCTGTTTGCGCAGCGCCTGCATTTCGGGTGACTGTTTGTCGACACCGAGCACCGCCTGCAGCTCTGAGTTCTTCTGCGCAAATTCATAGCCCGGCGTCAGCAGTTTAACCCCGGCCATCGTTCCCGCCGTCGCAATGCCGACACCGGCAGCGCCCGCCGCCGCCGCGTTACCGGCCAGTGATTTACCGGCCTGATACCGTTCTTTCACCCGGCTTAACTTCGCCTGCTGTGCACTGACTTTCGCCAGTGCCTCGCGCTGACGGTTAAGCTGGGCGGTGGTTTCACTGATGCGGGATTTAAGCCCCCGCTCATCATTTGCCAGATTACGGGTATTAATTCCCGCCGCACCGAGCTCGCGCTGCTGGCGCTTTACTGACTCCGTGAGGCTGTTGTATTTCGTCTGCAGCCCTTCGGCGGCACGCTTCGCGGATTCAAGCACCTGCGCCTGCGCACGCGTCGGGCGCTCCGTGTTTTTAAACTGCGTGGCGAGTGCTTCGGCTTCCTGTTTCGCTTTATCAAGCGCGTGACCGGTCACGGCAAGCTGTGCGCTGGCTTTTCGGAATCCGTCGATACGGGATGCCTGCGCATTCAGCTCGCGCAGGCTTTTCTGTGACGTGCGGATATCACCGGACAGGGATTTGCTGGCGTTCTGAATCGCTTTGAGCGGTCGGCTTGCCCGGTCGACGGCATTCAGCAACACCTCGATTCTGACGTTATTGCTCATGATGGTTTCCGCTTCGTTGCAGCGCCTTGTCGCGCCATGTCAGGAGCTCGGTCACGCTCAGGGAATGTAACTCTGATGGCGGCCAGTGGAAAATCACCGCGATATCCGCCATCAGGTCATCGACCGACAGGTTTTTCGGAAAGGTCAGCGACCCGAAGCATGCGACAAAAAACCGACCACCTTCCCGGCCAGCGAAATCAGATCAGACGCATCGAGACGCGTGACCTCGTGCTCGGTCAGGGCGGGATACGTCATGCGTGGCAACACTTTAATCAGCGCATCAACGTCAGAATTCGCCAGCGAGGCCAGCGACACCCCGCGCAGGGTTCCGGCATTCGGTTTGGTTAGCGTGACCTGTTCAATTTTCTGCTCACCGCGCATCAGCGGGGTATCAAAAATCACCACATTCGGATTGACGGTTTCAGTGTCAGCAACGGCAGTTTCATTGATATTTTTCATGGGTATTCTCATCAGGAAAAGTGACCGGCCAGCCTCACTGACCGGGTAAGGGATCACAGGCCAATCGCCCTGCGGTGCTCCGCCAGACGGTCGACGCCGTCGACTTTCAGCACCATGTTAACGACGTCAATCTCGATGACTTCGCGGCCATCAATCGTGAGCTGGTAATAGGCACACTCAGTCGACATTTTGGTCGTGCCGCTTTCGCCCTGCTTGTTCTCACCGCCGTCATACTCTTTGTGACGGCCACGCATCACCACCTCAACGGCAGAAATCGCGCCGGTGTCATCACGCTGATAAGAGCCAGTAAAACGCAGCGGCACACTGTCAGCCCCCGGTGAGGCGTACTGCGCCCACAATTCAATGTCAGGCAGACCGCCGAGCGTCCACTCCAGCGACAGCGCATCGTCATCAAGGCCGAGGTCAATCGACACCGCGCCCGGCATCCCGCCGCCGCGATATTTCTCCAGCTTGCGGGTCAGCTTTGGCAGGGTGACAGACTCAACGACGCCCATGTAGCTGAGGCCATCGTTGAACATATTCAGATATTTAAGTTTGCGGGGTAACGCCATGCTCGAAGCTCCTTAGCTATTGACCGCATCCGACAGATTCGCCAGATAGGTGTCGGTGATGCGCTGGCGCAGGGTCAGGTTCTCCAGCGGCGGGACGGGGGTGTAGTCGTAATCGATATACAGCTTCCCGACTTTCAGGGTCGCAGTCTCGTTTGACTCCGGGTCATACCAGCAGGAGCCGTCAACGATATACCCGTTATTTTTCAGCTCGCGGAATTTGGCATTGATGCCCGAAACGATGTCACGAATGAGGGTCGGGGTGATGGGCTTATCCATCGCCCACGCGTGCGCCTCCGCCATCGTGTCGGCCAGTACCTGCGCGGTGCGGGTGTAGTTCTCATACAGGAAAAGCGGGTCATCTGAGCAGGTGCGGTTTCCCCAAAACTTGAAACCGTCATTGCGGATAAGCGTCGTAACACCGGCTTTGTTAAGCAGGCTGGCGTCGGTCGCGGGCTCCTGCAAATCCCACGACACCGAGGCGCTGACGCCGGTGACGCCATTCACACCGACGTTTGACAGGGTTTTATGCCAGCCGACGGTCTGGTCAATTTTGGCACGCAGACCGAGCGCGCGCGCCGTTGCCCAGGCTGTCGCAGTCTCATTCGCCGTGGTGTCCCATCCCAGAAAATCCGGGAAGATAACCATCAGCTCACGCTGGCTGAAATTCTCGCGGTAGTTGATGGCATCAGAAATGGTTTTGCAGCCCCACGCACTGACATAGCCAAACGCGCGCAGGCTCTGGCAGGTGGACGCGAGCGCCGTCGCCACTTCCTGCGGGTCAAGACCCGGCACACCGAGAATGCGCGGCTTCACGCCGGTGACGGTCTGCGCCGCCAGCAGCGCTTTCAGGCCGGTGTATTTGCCGTTTTCGTCGGTCGTGCCGATGATGTTGGAAATAGTTTGTTTCTTCCCGGCCTCCGGGTCATCCGGGTCTTCGACACCTTCGGCCACGCGCACGGCCACAATGACCGGTTTGCACTGGTCAGCGATGGCCTGCAGGGACGTCGACAGCGTCCCCTTTTTTCCCGCCTTGCCGATAGCACTTTGCACGTTGGTAATGAGCACCGGCTCATTGAGGGGAAATGTCTTTTCGTCAGCATCGCTGGCCGTGCAGACCATGCCGATGATGGCCGTTGAGACGGTGGAAATGGTGCGCACGCCATCGTTAATCTCGATGACCTCTACGCCATGATGAAAATCACTCATCCGTTTAACTCCGTGGTTAAGGGTGCGTGTATTTTCTGTTGTGTGGTGATGGCGGGCTATTTGTCAGGGTTGGATAAGGTCTGACACAACCGGGGAGCAGGAAAGCGCGGGCAACCGCCCGCCTGAGTTATTCCGGTCTGGGTGGCCACTCTCGTGTGGACTCATCCGTACGGTTTAACAGTACGCTGTATCGTTCCCACGCGTCGAGTCGTCTGATTTCTTCTTCAGTGGCCATCTCTAACCTGACCGCACGTTCAAGCGGGGCAATTACGGTTTCGGCGTCAGCAAGCAACGTTTGTTTTTTTGCCTCTGTTTGTTTTTTTAACTCTTCGACAGTGTAAATTCGGGGCGTTATCTTATTCCCATCAAATATCCACTCTCCACGAATATCCGCCCGGCGATTAGCTGTGGTATCAGGAACTTCGGCAACACTGAGATTTTCAGGCCACAACATCGATACGTCTTTGCTGATACTACGGATGACGCGATCATTATCGTATGTAAATTTAATCGAATCTGCTGAAAATAGCTTTTGGCTCTCATACCAATCCTGACCATCTTCAGAAAATAAAAATAAGACGTTATGCTTTGCGAGTTCAATTTGTTCAACGGTGACGGGTTCACCACGGCTGAAATTTTTAATATTTTGCTGCATGCGTTATTCCTCCTGCTATTGCCCAACGACAAACCAGCCCCGCGACGGGAAACAAATCTGTAATGTGCGACGGTAAACATTATCAGGGACACGATCCCCATCGTTCTGGGTTAACCCTGTCAGCACATACCCTGCCTGATCATTAAATCCACCAAACGGAACAGTCTGAACCAACGCAGTTTCAACAGCACCGAATCTGACATTCGACACAAAGTTCTGGTTAACCCAGTCCCACGTTGCACGGGTATTAATGTTGTTATCTCGTGAAGAAAAATTCGTACTAAGCCAGTCATGTAACCAGCCACTCCACCGGGTACCATAAATACTACCATCAGGAGTAAATGCGGCTGTACCGGCCCTCAGATAACCAGGTACAGACCAGTCACCGTTATTGAGATTGAATGACGCAATACGCGTTTGCCCGGCGCCGGAACCTTTGCCAAAGATACGGACCTCTGCGCCCAGGAGGTCTGTGTTAAACTCAGCACCCGATGCAATGTTCTGAATAGAATATTGTGGACTGTCGCCATTTGTCGTTTTAATGGTTACACCAGACTCAGACAACGTCAGTGTTCCCGTCATCATGTCACCATTTTTATCGACCGAATTAGTGGCTTTATCAACCGTGGGCTTTAAACCAATATTCTGGACAAACAACGATGGATTCGGAATATCTGAACCATTACGGTCTCTGGAAAGTCGTGCACTGGCATTATCCATTGCGATTTTGACCGCTTTCGGCGTGGCGGCCAGTTCTTCGTTGACGCTGTCAGCCTCATTACTCAGCTTCACAAGACCTTTTCGCGTTGTACTCGCGTCCTGAGCCGTATATTTCTCACTGGCAAGGTCATACGCCACCTTAACCGCTTTCGGGGTCGCGGATAGGGTCTCAGACACGCTGTCGGTGGCGTTGCTGAGTTTCACCAGACCTTTCTGCGCCGTGCTCGCGTCCTGAGCCGTATATTTACCACTGGCAAGGTCATGAGCCGCCTTAACCGCTTTCGGCGTCGCGGCGAGTGCCTCAGACGTGCTGTCGGTCGCGCTACTGAGTTGCACAAAGCCTTTTTCTTTCAGCGTGGCGTCAGGATGATTGCGGGACAACGCATGCTCTGCCAGTTTATCGTCGACATAATCCTGTGTCGCCATCACCGTTGTCGCGTCAATGGACAGCTCCACCGAGGCGATATTGTTGACAATAATCACCATGCGACAGGTCTGAGCACGCCCCGAGCCCTCCGCCAGTTCAGGCTTGTAGCTCTCCGCCATATTGGCAACGGCTATCAGCGTGCCCGCATCATCATACAGACCCAGCTCACGCATCCAGAAGCCGCCCACCTCGGGAGGAATGACCAGCTCAGCCACGATATAGTTTTTATTTTTGTTGTCCTGGCTGATTTTATTCAGCGCATGACGCCAGACTTCATTGATGAGCTTTACCTGCCCGACGTTCGGCTCCGGCAGTACGCCACCGCCATCCCCGACGGCCATCGCGGTAAAGTTCACCTTTTTACCACCCGGCACCGTGGCCGCCGCCAGTTTTGTAGCTCCGGCGGTGGTAATAATTGTTTTAAATTTCGTGCTCATTATTCCTCACTCATCCGGGATAAACCGTAATAATGTCGCCGTCATACACCACACCACCGACATACATATGACCGGGAATGTCCTGGATAATATTCAGGCCAATCAGGTGACGGCTGGCAGGTTTCGCATCCGCAATCAGGCGCTCCATTTCAAAATACATTTCCTCAGAAATACCGCTTTCCAGCACACCGATATCAAGCCGGAATGTGCCGGGCGGGTCGCGGGTCTCCCACCACTCCGTAACGTTGATGACATAGCCGAGCGGCTCCACCACCCGACGAACAGCACCGATAGTGCCTTTGTGGCAGTGAATAAAGTACGCATCACGGATGACGGCGCGCTTCGTTTCCTCCGGCCAGTTCTCATCCCAGCGGTCGACAGAAAACGCCCACGCCAGCCACGGCAGCAAATTAGCCGGGCAGGTGTCAGGACTCCACAGACGACGCAACGGGACGGGGGTGTTTTCGATATCCGCGCAGGCACGCGCCGCCGCCACCTCAAGCGGTGACGAGCCCACCGGCAGCAGACGGGTATCACTCATCTGAGCCCCCGATCACAATGCTGTAATCAGTGCAAAATGACGCCTGCGCACTACTGAGCACAAGGTCAGCCACCGGCGCGGCCAGCTCGACGCGCTGGACACCCTCGACATGCAGCGCGGCATAAATGGCAGACAGGCGAATGTCACGCCCGAGACGGTGCTGCGCACTGATATAGCCCTCCAGCTTTTTCACGGCAGCGGCGCGAATGGGTTCGCTTTCCGGACCGGGATAGAGATAAAGCGAGGCGGTTATCTGGTAGTCAACAATGTCGGCTGACTGCACCGTCACACGGTCTGCGACCGGCCTGACATCTTCGGCGTTAAGTGCGTTACGTACCACGGCGAGCAGCTCATCAGAGGCGACGCCGTTGTTTTCACGCGACAGCACAGAAATCGTCACACAGGCGGGTGACGGGCTGGTTACTGAGATATCTGCGACCCGCCCGTCAGCACTGCGACCATGGAACTGATAAGCGCCGACAGACCCGGCCACGCTCATTCCTTCAAATGCCTGCTGAACGCGCAGGCGGTAATCGGTGTCCGACTCCATAACGGCAGGTGTGGGCGGCAGCGTGGTCTCATCGGCAGGCGTGATAACAAGACGCCCGACGCTGAAATTTGCGCCGATATTATCGAGGTCATTACCGGCGGCATACGCCAGCATGACCGCGCGCGCCGATTCATTCACGCGCTGACGCCAGATAACCTCCCGGTAAGCGTTCTCCTGCAGTAACTTAACAATCGGCTCCGATTCAAGCGTCAGCGTGCGCGCAACCGCCTCCTGCTGTTCCTCCGGGTACAGTGAGACAAGCGTCGCTTTTCGTTCTGCCAGAATGGTTTCATAGTCCAACTCATCCACCACATCAGGCGCAGCGAGCAGGCTCAGGTCAACAATAGCCATAGTGTTTAACTCAGTGGAATGGTGATAGAAAAAGGCTGGCCTGACACCGACCGCGTGCCGGTGATATCGACATACATCGCGCCGTCATTCTCCCCGCGTTCAAAGGTGATGGTCGTCAGGCTGACACGCGGCTCCCACTTCTGGATCGCGGAATAGCACGCGGCCATAATCTGCAGGCGTAGCGCCGGGGTCTGCGGCTGGTCAATAAGCGCCGACAGCAGCGAGCCGTATTCACGACGCATCACACGCGAGCCAACCGGCGTGACCAGAATGTCGCGCACGCTCTGCCTGATATGCTCAACCTCAGAAATACTGAGCCCGGTATGACGGTTCATTCCCAGATAGCTCGTCGTCATTTTGTCCCCACCGTTCTGTCATCGCCCCGTTTCACGCCGCCGTGGTCATGGTCATCCACCTGCACGCCGTTTGATTTAAACGTACCGCCGTCGTGCTCGATGTCGCCGCTCATCTTCCCGCCCTTTTGCACCTCAAGCGTGGCCGTGGTCAGTTTGTTGGTACAGACCACCTCGGGGGTATCGAGCGTGATGCGGGTGGACGCTTTGACCAGTACCAGCGGCACAGTTGCGGTAATGGCGTCCGACGCGGTGACGTCAGCGGTTTTGATACCACTCACCGTGAGTGACCCACTTTCAGGCTCATACTCAATAACCGCTCCGTCAGGAAAGGAAACGTGAAAAGCATCAGGCGAGGCCGACGGCGCGGGATGGTCATCAGAGAAAATGCCGGGCAGCACAAAGGCGGTGTCGAGCTCGCCGCCAATGGCAAGAATCAGCACCTGCTCGCCAACCGAGGGAGCCCACCAGACGCGCGAGCGACCGGCGCGGCAGCTCAGCCAGTTTAACCAGGTGGTTTGCATCCCACCGGTCTGGACACGGCAGAGCCCCTCATCGGGATTGACTGCAGTCACAATGCCGGTGCGGATAAGGTTTCGGATAGCGCGGGCGATATCCTGAATGGAATTTAAAGTATTCATGGGGAAAGGATGCCGCCGGGCAAGGCCAGCGGCAATCAGGCTGGGTTTTGTCGTGGGTGAAACAACAAACGTTAACAGTTAGTCTGAACATTAGATGAGTTTAACAGTGGTCGTGTTTGACTATGACATTTTGAAAAATAAGCGCCACCAGTACCATTCATGATACTTTCATGCGGCGCCTATAAGTGCATAGTCAACAAAAAGATCCAATGAACCCCTTGATTTATCAGCAAGAAATAAATATAACGTCTTTCATAAAAGCAAGCCCCATTTAAAACGAGGGACAACATGAAGGATAGCGACATTATTGCAAGCATTGGTGCAATAGTTTCTTTCTTTGCATTGATTATTTCACTTAAAAGTTTCTTTGTGGCCAAAAAGTCACTAAACATAGCAGCGATTCAACACGACCAAAGAAGCTTAGGTATAAATTTATATTACATCGATGCTTACAAATGGAAAAAAGACAGAGAGACTTACATTTCCTTCGCTTTGAGGTTTACTAACCTGAGCACTCTAAATGATACCATTTCAAAGATAGAGTTGCATATTGAATTCCGGGATAAGAAGAATGCAACTGGGAAAGTGAAGATCGAACCCAACACATTAGTGACTCCAATTAATTTAAAAAATCACACCGACATTATCAAGCAACCACTAAATCTTTCCGAGAAATCTGCTAAATCCGGATGGATCACATTTAAGCTACCAGAATTAATAACAAATGAGCTGACGATAGATTTATATCGAGTTATAGCGGAATCGATTGATAAAAAAACGATATCCATCGAAACGCACATCATCAATGAGGTTTAGAATGAAAAACAAAATCGCAATAAGAAGAGATGATTACTTGAACCTTGTTGGAGATGGTGCCATCGCAAACGCCAAGACAGCCGATGGAAGACTAATACCCGTTATAATATTAGATACAAGAGAGAAAAAACAACTTGAATATTTAGTTAAAATGCACGAACAAATAGATACCGGCGATGTCAGTTCCATCTGGTCTATAACACGTTTTAATCATGAACAAGTGAACTTAGTTTTGTTTTTCAAAACCCCTATGGAGTTCAAAGTAGCCATTTCACTTCAATCATTGAAACACTCCCCCATCATTGAAGGGATACGTATATCTAAAGCTGTTTATATACAACCTGGCAAACCCGGAGACAGAGTTAGCGATGATATTAATGCACCTAAAATTCTAGTTGAAATCCCTGCAAAGACCACTTTCGAAAAATGGGATGAGATTTTTGAAAAAATGGTAATAAAAAAACTAAAAAAAGAGGGGCTTCGTGGTAAAAATTTAAAAGAGGCAGCGCGTGAACACATTTTATTAATAAAAGACATTTGGGGAAGAAGATTAAAATAGAAAATACAATCAGCAAAAGACTAGGTAAACACATCTAAGTTTACCTAGTCTTTTAAAATTAGACATTTAAAAATAAATAATTACTTGTAACTCATATCAATCCATAGAGACTCCATTTAAATGCTTAATGACCAGTTCCTCAACGAACTGTTTATCGTCCTGACTAAACCCAAGTAACTGACGTTCCGGGTATTGCACGTCCTGAACATGAAGGTTAGGCCGATCTTTGAGTCCGAGCTGATGAATCTGCGCAATACGTTGCACCTTGCCTGTAAACTCCACCACAGCAGCATCATTGCGGCCACTGGCTTTCATGTAGCGACTCGTTCGCAGCTTCTGAAACATCGCCCGTTTTATTCGCCCTTTTTTTGCCCTGAGCGGCTGACGCTTTCGCGCCTGATACGGCGTGCCATCAGGTGCTTTTTGTTGTTTGATACGTTGCTGTTGCGATCTGCGCAGCTCCTTCGCAATTTCAGCGGCCAGCTTACGACGAGACACCGGTGCTAATGCTCCGATAAGCCCTGCCACTTGGTTATCAAAAGGCGTTAATTCACTCATTCCACTTACTCACCAGCTCACCATTGATATAGAGCTCGGTCGGACGGGGGACAGGCTCCGGCAGGGGTGGCTCCGGGGCATAGCTGACGTGTAATGCGCCGTTTTCCTCCCGGACAAGGGTGCGCTCAGTCAGTTGCAGGCTGATACTGATATCGACATTATCCCCGTCGTTTAAATCCATCTGGAATCGATAGCCCTTTTTGCGCCCCTCATCGAGCGTGCAGATATCCGGCTGGTTTTCTCGCAGCCACGCCGCCACCGGCACAAAAATCAAGTCTGGGTCGCCGACAAAGTCACACACGATCACATTTAGCGTGTATTTCTTTTCATGGGACAGCGAAGCCGCGAGACGCGCATCGATATTCCCCTCATCGGCAAAGATACGCATCATCTCGGGGTTATTCAGGAGCTGCGGGACGGCGTCATTCAGCGCTTTGCGCAGGCTTTTCATTTTCTGCATCGATTTTATCCTGACAGTCTTTGATGGTTTCGACCTTAATCGCACAGGCGGTGAGCGCGTGCTCCAGCCTGCGAATATCGGCACTCAGATCACCGTTATTGACGGGGTCGCTTCCCGGCATCGGGCAGAAGCTCACCTTCGGGCAGGCGTTGTAAACAACGGGCGGCCGAGGCGCAGCCTGTTCGGATGTGCAACCGGCGCACAGCATCAGGCAGCTTATCGCTGTACCAGCGGCGTAACGTCTCGTTTTCATTCATCAGCCTCGTTATGGTTTCTTCCCGTCTTGCCGCCTGCTCACCGGCAACGGCCAGCTCATCTCCGAGTCTGACCTGCGCATCCTCATTCGCCCTGGCGATTCGCTGCGATACGGCAAGCTGATTTTTCAGCATGCCAATCGTCGTCTTTTGCGCACTGGCGACGCGATTCGCTTTCTCAAATGACCGGGATAAGTTTTCATTTTCATGTCGCTGCCACAGCAACCCGGCCAGCGCAGCAACCAGAAGGATCACAATGAATCTGGACACATCCCCTCCCCCTCGATGCGCTGACGGTAAGCAGTGCGCACAGCGTTAAGCACCAGAACACAAATCAGATACAGCAGCGCTGTAAACACCCATCGCGCGCCGACCAGACAGGAAAAAACGCCAGCAAAAATAAGCAGCGACCAGAAGCGGCGCAGCGGGGAAGGTTTACGACAAAACACAAAACGGAAAATCTTCATTAACGCATCATTCAGCGGGATACCCTTTTGCCGGTTTCCCTGCCAGTGCTCATAGGCAACCACACCGGCGAGGCTGGCAGCAATGCAGACCACACAGCCAAACAGCGCCCATACGGCAACGAAATTGACCGCCACGCTCTGCGGGTTCGTCAGCCCCATAAACAGCATCAGCGTCAGCAGGAAATCAAAAATCAGTGAGGTAATGTGCTGTTTCATTGAGTAACTCCTTTCATGCAATACGCCAGCTCCCGCGCGCGGCGGTTCTCCAGCCCTTTATTTTTTGTGCCGTTGACATACACCCAGCGGGTGAGCTGGTTGCACGCCTGCCACCACTGGTAACGTTTGATAAACGAGACCAGCGTCGACCGACAGGCCGCACCGGTTCCGACGTTAAACGCAAAACTGACCAGCGAGTCATAGACGCGCGGTGGCATATCCACCGGCACACAGACCGCGAGCCGTTGCTCGACGTTGAGCACATCTGCAACGAGATTCTCCGCCGCCTGTCGCTCTGTGAGATCCCCTTTCGGGACCACACCGGCAGTGTGGCCGATGCCCGACGTCCACACTCCCGCGCTGCACTGGTAAGGTGTCAGGCGACATCCTTCGAGGTCGGCAATCAGTGCCAGCCCCTCGGGCGAGGTGTTAAGCAGACGAAAATCAGGCACCAGTGCCGCCAGCACCAGCACGGCGGCCACACTGCAGCGTTTAATGATTGAGCTCACGGGCAGCCTCCTTATCGAGTCCGAGTGAGGTCAGGTAGCGGTAGGTTTTACGCTTAAACCAGTAATTCGTCAGCGCGGTAAAAATGGCGCAGGCACTCCCCACATAGAGCGCCAGCTTTTCAGGGGACATTGCCCCGAAATACGCCAGCCCCACGGCCAGCCAGTAAGCGATAAACGTCGTGATTTTTTCCACACTCAGTCCCATAAATTCACCGTTTCGGTTTTCGGGGCGCTGTCGGTTTCGGGCAGTTCGATTGCCATGCCGTGCGGCAGAATAACGCCCAGCTCTGACAGACCCGGATTCGCCTGCAGCACCGTTTCAACGACGCCCTCAGTGCGCCCGTAATACCTGGCGCAAATCGCATCGAGGGTGTCACCCTGCATCGCCCTGACCTTCATCAGATTTGGCCGACAATACAGCGCGGCTTGTCCTGAATACGCGCCACAGACCAGCGCATATCCCGCCACAGCTCATCGATAACCGCCTCGGTGCTTTCCGCTTTGCGGTCGCCTTTCGCCGTCGCATCGATGCCGCGATAACGCTCAAACAGCGTGGCGCAGGTCATGGCGCAGACGGCGCGGAAATAGTGGAAACAGCGCACGCTTTCGCCATCGATATCATCGGCAGGCACATCAGCCAGCGTTTCATGCCCTGCGGCCATCTGCTCAACCCGCCACAGAGCAAGCTCCGCATTGGTTTCAGCCATACCGGCTTTAATCGCATCATTCAGGCGCAGCGCGGAAACGGTCTGCTCCAGACGCATCAGCTCGCGCACACGCTTCGGATCCACATCAGGGAAAAAGAAAGTGTTTTTTATTACCGACTCGCTCACGTCCGGTGGTGGTATCACCACGCCCGGCACATCCTGCGGCTCTTTTTTTGGCTCAATAATCACTGTCGTCATGACAACCTCGGGTAATGGGTGGGCGGTGGACGCCGGTCGCAGTAAGGGCAATCAATACCCGCATTGACCAGCGTGCCGCCCGGCTCGGGGAGCGCTCTTTTAACCTGCGGTTTTTGCCGCTTTCGGAGGACGCCCGCGCCCTGCCGCCGGTTTGGCGGCAGGTTTGCACGTGCGCGGTTTATTCTGTTTTGGTGCGGGTTCTGCTTTGGGTTTCAGCGCGCGCTCGAGCTGTTCAATATCCTTTTTCACACCGACAGTTCGCTCTAACTGGATCGCACGCTGCAGGTGCGCCAGCGCGTCAGTCAGACGGCCAGCCTCACGCAGCACGTAGCCGGTAATTTTGTGCAGCTTCGCGCGCACGATATCCGGCATGTCTGCACGTTCGGTCAGTGCGATGGTGTCGAGCAGGAGCGACAGCCCGACAGGCTGTTTCGCATCGAGCAGGCGCTGCGCTGACAGGGCGACCTCTTCGGCCAGTAAATACGGCGTGGTGCGCCGGTGGCCGCCGGTCGGCATGGTCAGGCCATAGGTCATCGCATAGCGGGCAATCTCCAGCGCACCGGCGATATCATCCGCATCGAGGCGCCACAGCATGACGGTCATGACAATGTCATCCTGCGCCCCTTTTCCGGCGCTGAGGACACCCGACACCCACGGCATATAGAACGGCAGCAGTTCACGCTTTTTGTCTGCCTTGCGTTCATTGGAGCGGATTTGTTTTAACGTGCGACAGTCTGCGGCCAACTTGACGAGCATCTGCTCATAGGCAGTTGCATTGCGCAGCGGAGCAGCAGCCCGCCGCGCAGTCTCAGAGGCCGAGACCCGCATCATGTGACGCGCTGCGGGACTCGTCATGGCTTATTCCCCGCTTTCCGGTGCGGCAGGTGCAGTGAAGTCACCGAGGTTGATGTTTTCAATCAGGCAACCGGCGGCGTAAGCCTCGACCACATAGTCAATATTCATTGACTCGTAGTTTTCGACACGGTCCTTTTTCGGCTCCTCGATGATGGCGCGGCGGTGTGCATCATCCATGAAGTAAATCGACAGGTTATCGAGGCGAGTCACCATCAGGGCATTCGCCGGGAAGTACGGCACGCGCACAGCAGGCAAGTTGCCGATACGCTTCTGGCTGATGATGATGTCAGCGGCCAGCGTTTCGCTGTTTTCCTGCGCCTTGTTAACCAGCGGGAAATATTTATCCGCCATCAGCTTACGGCCAGTGATAACGACGAGCTCCGGGTCATCCTGATAAATCTCATCAATCAGGTTGGTGGTCGAATCCATCACCAGCGCATCGAGGTTTTCATAGTCACCGTTTTTACCCACGCGGATCACATCGGAAATAACATTACCCTCATCATCAGTGACTTTCGACATCACACGCGCTGCAGCTTCATTGCGGTATTTCTGCAGCCAGCCCACCGCGACATCCTGCAGCATCGGGTTCGTTTTGCGGTTGGAGGTCTCCGCGCGGGTGATACCGTTGAAACCGGCCATGATGAAATCGAGCGACTGACGCTTGATAATCGCGTCACGGATACGGGTCTGAAAGTCCTGGAAACGCGCCCACAGGTCGAGCTGTTTGTAACGAATATGGAAATCAAAGTTGATTTGCGCGCATTCGTATTTGTTGGATTCGAGCGCAGTGAAATCAGCAGTCTTACGCTCGTCATCGGCGGCGGTGTCCGTGGTGCTCGCAATCGTGCCGTTGACGCCAACCCCTACCTTTTCGCCTTTCAGCTCGTCGACCGGCACGATATTAATTTTGGTCAGAAACGCGGATGACGCCTGCAAGGTGGTCATCAGGGTCTGCGTCACGGACGGCTCAACGGTGAATTTTTTTGCCACGTCGTCGGTGTCGACGCCGTTCAGCTCCGCCACGCGGGACAGGTAAGCATTGAATTTAAAGCGGGTATCTTTACGCATTGTTATTCCTGTTTTTCTAAAAAGGGGCATCAGGCCGAGCGACACGCACCCGGCAGGTCTGTCAGCAGTTGGTCAGCAGCTCGTCACCCGCCCCGCCTTTCGATTTCTCGCGGCGCGGCTGGCGATAGCTTTCGGTGTTATCGAGGGAGCTTTTCAGGGCGTTAAGCGCCTGCGCGCTTTGCGTGGTCTGGCTGGTCACGTCCTGCTTTAGCTGTGCAAAGGCGGTTTCCAGCTCAGTGACGCGCGTTTCGGTGGCGGTCAGGTTGGTCTGTACCTGCTCAGAGACGGCGGTCACCGCTTCATGCACATCAGCAAGACGGGCGTCATCGCTGACCTGTTTGCGGCTGAAAATCGATTTGACCTTATCGGTCAGGCTGTTGAGCATGGAGTCGGGAACATCCTCGAATTCCAGCTCAGCAAGGGAGGCCACCGAGAAGAGGTCGCCCGGCTGGTCTTTTTTACCGGCGAGCGGGTTCTGCGCAGCACGGCTGCAGAATTCGAGATATTCCGTACCGAGGCTTGCCGGGTCATCGGTTACAGCAAGGCCAACGAGATAACATTTACCGGTGTTGGAGAAATTCGGGCGAATTTCCATCGAGGTGTAAACCTTCTGACCGGCACGCACCATGCTCATCAGTTCATCAAGCGGTGCAATCTTGCCAAACAGCGCTTTTTTGCCGTTCAGCGCAGAGTCATCACTGATGATTTCCGCTTTCACTTCGGTCACGTCGCCATAGCGTTTAAACGGACTGTCAGGCCAGAGGCTTTTGATGTGTTCGAGGTTAATACGGCAACCGTAGACGCGCGGGTCAAAGGTATCCGCCATGTCCTGAATGTCATCGCCGTTAATGACACGGCCATCGCAGGTGTCACCCTCGACGCCGATGCGAAACCATTTAGAAACTTTCTTTGCCATTGTTCAGGTGTCCTGATGTTGGGTTTTCGGTTCGGGTGTAGTTTCCCGACTCCGCCCCGCATCAGCCACCGCTTGCAGACGTGAGATCCCTGATACAACAGGGGGTTAGCGATAATGCCCCGCTATTTCCTTAGCCTTGCCCCGTATTCACTGACACGAGGCAACCATGACCATTTCGACTGACCTCTCCCTTTTGCACGACCCACGACGACAGGCGCGCCTGCTGTTCTGGCAGGGGTTTTCCGTGCCACAAATCGCCGACACGCTGCAGGTCAAGCGCCCGACCGTGCAGAGCTGGAAACAGCGTGACGGGTGGGAGGAAACCGCCCCGCTTAACCGCGTGGAATCCACGCTTGAAGCGCGCCTGATTCAGCTTTATGCAAAGCCTGACCTCACGCCGCATGACTTCAAAGTCGCTGACTTTCTGTCACGCCAGATGGAACGGCTCGCGCGCGTCAGCCGCTACGGCCAGACCGGAAACGAGGCAGATTTAAATCCCAACATTGCCAGCCGCAACAAGGGTGAACGCCGCAAGCCAAAACGGAATTTTTTCAGCGATGAGGCTATCGAAAAACTCGAAGAGATTTTCTTCAGGCAGTCATTCGACTATCAGCGCCACTGGCACAAAGCCGGTATCGAGCACCGTATTCGCCACATCCTCAAATCGCGCCAGATTGGCGCCACGTTTTACTTTGCCCGCGAGTCATTGCTGCGCGCCCTGAAAACCGGGCAAAACCAGATATTTTTGTCGGCCAGTAAGACGCAGGCTTACGTGTTCCGAAAGTACATCATCGCCTTTGCGCGCATGGTCGAGGTCGACCTGTCAGGCGACCCGATTGTCATCGGCAACAACGGCGCAGAGCTGATTTTTCTCGGGACCAATTCCAACACGGCGCAGAGTCATAACGGCGACCTGTATGTCGATGAAATCTTCTGGATCCCCAACTTTCAGAGACTGCGTAAAGTCGCCTCAGGGATGGCGTCACAGTCCCACCTGCGCACCACCTACTTTTCAACGCCCTCGACGCTGGCACATGGCGCATATCCATTCTGGTCAGGTGAGCTGTTTAACCGGGGACGCGGCAGCGCCGCCGAGCGTGTCGACATCGATATCAGTCATAAGGCGCTGGCCGGGGGCGTGCTGTGCCCGGACGGCCAGTGGCGGCAGATTGTTACCATCGAGGACGCGCTCGCCGGGGGATGCACGCTGTTTAATCTGGATCAACTGAAACAGGAAAACAGCGCCGACGATTTCCGCAACCTCTTCATGTGTGAGTTTGTCGACGACAAGGCATCGGTATTCCCGTTCGAGGAGCTGCAGCGCTGCATGGTCGATGCGATGGAAGAATGGGAGGACTTTGAGCCGTTTTCTGACCGTCCGTTTAACTGGCGTCCGGTGTGGATTGGCTATGACCCGTCACACACCGGCGACAGCGCAGGCTGTGCAGTACTGGCTCCACCACTGGTTGCCGGTGGCAAGTTCCGCATCCTTGAGCGTCACCAGTGGAAAGGCATGGATTTTGCGACACAGGCCGAGGCCATCCGCGAGCTGACCGAAAAATACTGCGTCGAGTATATCGGCATCGATGCGACCGGCATCGGCCAGGGCGTTTACCAGCTCGTGCGCTCGTTCTTCCCGGCGGCGCGCGCCATTCGCTACACGCCGGAAATGAAAACCGCGATGGTACTGAAAGCGAAAGACACCATCAGACGCGGGTGTCTGGAATACGACGCCGGGGCAACTGACATCACACAGTCATTTATGGCTATCCGTAAAACCATGACCAGCAGCGGGCGCAGCTCCACCTATGAGGCCAGCCGCAGCGAAGAGGCCAGCCACGCGGATATCGCATGGGCCACCATGCACGCCCTGTTAAACGAGCCACTTTCCGCCGGTAGCGGCATGCATTCAACGTCAATTCTGGATATTAACTGACATGAAAAAACATCAGAAGAAACCCGCCACAACGACCGCCAGCGCACCGCAAAAAATGGAGGCGTTCACCTTTGGTGAACCTTCCGCCGTACTGGATCGCCGCGATATCCTCGATTATGTCGAGTGCATCAATAACGGGAAGTGGTACGAGCCGCCGGTCAACTTCTCAGGTCTGGCAAAAAGCCTGCGCGCCGCCGTGCATCACAGCTCGCCGATTTACGTGAAACGAAATATTCTGACGAGCACCTACATCCCACACCCGCTCCTGTCGCGTCAGGATTTCAGCCGCCTCGTGCTGGATTATCTGGTCTTTGCCAACGGCTATCTTGAGAAGCGCATGAGCGTTACCGGCCAGCTTTTAAAACTGGAAACATCACCGGCAAAATACACCCGCCGGGGTGTCGAGGAAGGTGTTTACTGGTACATATCGAGCTTTAACAACCCTCACCCGTTCGCGCCCGGCTCGGTATTTCACCTGCTGGAGCCTGACATCAATCAGGAGCTGTACGGCATGCCGGAATACCTGAGCGCACTCAATTCCGCCTGGCTGAATGAATCCGCCACCCTATTTCGTCGCAAGTATTACCAGAATGGCGCGCACGCGGGTTACATCATGTACGTCACCGACGCGGCACAAAGCAGCACCGACGTCGAGTCGCTGCGTTCTGCAATGCGCGATTCAAAGGGACTCGGGAATTTTAAAAACCTGTTTTTCTATGCGCCCAACGGGAAACCGGATGGCATCAAGATAGTGCCGCTGAGTGAGGTCGCCACGAAAGATGACTTTTTCAATATCAAAAAGGTGAGCGCCGCTGACCTGCTCGATGCGCACCGCGTACCGTTCCAGCTCATGGGCGGCAAGCCGGAAAATATTGGTTCAATGGGAGATGTTGAGAAGGTGGCACGGGTGTTTGTACGTAATGAGCTGACCCCACTGCAGGAGCGCTTTAAAGAGATTAACGACTGGCTCGGGATGGAGGTGATCAAATTCAAAGAGTACGCTCTCGACACCCCTGAATGATTACAATCAAGTCGCCACCTTGGCGGCTTGTTTATCATGATCGTCTATTCTTGATAACTGATAACCAATTACTATCAGTGGATTCTACAGGCTAAACATACAAAGTGATTAAGGCTGACAAATTGAAATTTCCCATGCTGTGTTTAATTTTTTGTGCTTCTGTTTCTGAGGCTCATGCAGAATACAATCTGGCGCCAGTACGTACTCAGGCGATTTGCGCAAGTGTTCTGAATCGCTTAGGAGTAAATGGCGATCCAAAAAAATTTGATGTCATTGCAAAAAACAATGTTACGGCTTACATCAAATACCGCAACTCACATGATTATGATGGCTACCAATACACTCCTGAAATACTCGCTGAAGACTATGCGTACTTTTTCCAAGAGTCGACGCAGGATCACGCTGCAGGAATGCAACAAGAAGTTAAAAGCAGCAATCTGGAGGAAGACTATGCTTGGGTTGCAGTACTAAAGCAACAATGGGATGGTTTAAGCTGCGAACAATTTGTTGACTTTAAAGGATAATCCGTCAATCAAGCCGCCATCCGGGCGGCTTATTCGTATCCACCACCATGACGCACCTGATGCGTTGTAACCCCATGCTCACAACTTAGCACCAACTAACCGACAAGCAAGCCGGTTGTGCCGTCACGACGCCCACGGACGCATAAAATTAAATGCTGTCACCATGTCTGGCGCGCAGTGCTATCCCCGCCTCGCCTGCCCGCTTAACATATCGCTTTTAATGCAGTTGCATGGTCACTACGAATCCGCGCCATCACTGGCGGCGTTAGGATAAAAAAAGTATATCCGACACATGCAAAATAAGGCGACCACTGCATGTGAAAAGATAAAAGTCAAAATACCTTAATTAGCTTTCATTAATCAGTTAGATAAGGTTCAACTTTATCCTCCCACACACTAAATAAAGGCAAACAAGTTAAATGAAAGATAAATAGGCAGGCAAAAATTGATGTTGGTAGGTAGCAATGGTTTATAGTATACCTACCGTGAGCCATCAGGTGCCTAATTGAAACTCCACCTTTCATATTAAACAATAAGTCCATAACCAAAACACGATCCGCTCCAAAAACATCTTCCATTTCTTTTCTAGAATTTGTAAGCATTTGAGAAAGACTCGTAGCTTCCTCAAGAAGCATCGGATCTATTTTCGTTGTTTCTTTATTCCTTGATTCTAAAACCCACCTCACTGAGTTTTCCAACTGAGGCAATAATAAATAACAGGCAGACATATAATCACCCTGCCAAAGTTTATAAAAACCCAAAGAAAATATTTCCGCATATCCAGGCGGAATAAAGCAACTCTGATGTGATATTGGGTCAAATGTATTTTCATTTAATGAGTATCTAGATAATACACTTCTCCTAACAACTTCAAACTCACCATGAACATACACCTGATGCTCAATATGACTAGTTCTCAAATAATGTGCACAGGCATCATCTAAAGTTATATCTCCTACTGGATCTAAAGGAGGGCGCCTTGCTACAACACGTCCCCTTTCATCATAAATACTTGTTCCAGCCAAACTAAAAGAAACATATCTTTTAGCATCAGAACGAGCTCTCTCTATAATTTCACTTGCACTAACAATCTTAAATCTAGCGATTAAAATTCTAATTGTTGCAGAGAGATTTGATTTTCTATAAATATGTTCTACCTCCGCGACAACATCACTGAGATCCATTGGCGCTGTAAAGGCATGCATTTCATCATTAATTAGGTCTCGAATGGAATCTAATTCCATTCTAATTTCTTTAACCTTTTCACTCATTCCACCGATTGCCCTAAACTCACCAAGAGCAACTCTTAACCAATGCGCCTTCAACATGGAAGATGAAGCCTGTTTAAATTGAGTCAACGTTACTTCTGATGCTTTAATTTTACATATTCTTCCTTGCTCTGCCACATCATTTTTAATATATAACTCAGCCGCAAAATAAAACAATTTTTTAACAGCATCAAAGTAAGAAGCATCACAATGCTCATCTGCTATATGTTCTGCATTCTCAGCCAATTGCAAATCACTTAACAACTTATTTTTATAAAGAATCTCAGAAATCCTTAACACACCGGTGAAAATACCAGAGTCTATCAGTGCATTATATAACCTAAGTGCAGATTCAACTATCATTCCTTGAAGTTGTTTTTTCCTGCTAATGAGCATGCGCGCTATTGACATGCCTCTTTCCAAGTTGTCGATAACATCAAAAATATGGATAGCTTCTGATTCTTTTTTTTCCAAAAATACATCACAGGCATCATTGACCATTTGAGAATATGCCTCAACTGCTTTATTAGCGGAGTCTATATCCTTACGGTTATTCATCCATAAAACATCACACACCCTTGATATAACGTAATAGTTGTCAGTATACTCTTTAATACAAGCCAATATGGTTGAAAACTCCTCCTTATAATCAGAAGGTCTATAACCTCGCTTAGGATAGAGGATTATTTTGGGCTCAAAACCAATAATATCACCCGTTCTTGAAAAGCTAAAATTGAACAATGACCGCAAAAAATAACAAAGCCTCCAAGAACTTATATCATTCACCGACTTATAAACCGGCAACAATTGAATAAAATAAGACTCCATTTCAAAATGAGAATGACTCCTAGGAGGAGTCAAAATACTATTGTATTCACTTTTCTCAAAATCATCTGCTGAAATTGAAAAAACCTCAAACTCGCTCATCCTTCATCCTTAAAACACTCAATGAACAACAATTACATTAAACAATACCAAACCGCAAACAAAAATCAAATACAGAAAAATTTTTACGGTTGAGATTCACCACATTTATGATAAAGATGTTTAATGTTTACAGAATAACATTACCACATTATGACTATATCATTTTTGATATTCTCCTAAAAAATCGGGCCAAGACTCATGAGTATGGTAAGAATATATCAGTCCTCCATAGTTTATTGTTGCCCCACGGGCTAATACCTCGATCTCCCATCGTTCCGGCGCAATACCATGGTGTGCGAGGTCAAACCTGATGCGTTGCATTTGGTCCCGTTGTGATTTGGTCAGGCGTCCTGATGGTGCTAATTCATCCTGTTTTAGCGATATCCCATTTCTTTGTTGCCAGCTCTGCGGTTTAGCCCCCACCTTTAACGCTTTCCTAAGCACCGTCACAACTTCGGGGTCATTCCATGCAATAACACCTTCATCAATCAGATTTAACACCGCTGCGGCTTGCTCAGACGGTGTAGATGCCATAACTGGTTCACCGCCTTCTGTAAGCTTTCCACAGTTATTGACAGGACTCCGAGGCGCGGCAGAGCCGCTTTTTAAGGTCAAAGGCTCAACGGCCAAAACCTTTGGAACAATGCGCCACTCTTCGGATCGCGTTACACGGATATGACCAGTGCCGAGGTGAGGGGCATAAATGCCGACCACTCTCTCGATATCTTCCTCATATTCGTTGACTTCATCAGTCACCTTACGGGCGACCCTGACGGCCTGCGCATCACGCGGCATGTTTGCCCCACCCTGCGCGATGATATACAGGTCAAATTCGCCTTCATCAGCAGCAGCCCGGACAGCCTCGACCCGGTCGTCAAATTCACTGGCGATACTCACGCCGCGTGGCAGCTTGCGCAGTTCACGGTAAGCGCCCATTGTCGGCAGGCCAATTGGTTTAAACTGCGGGATGCGCCATGTAGACGCCCATGCAGTCACAGCTGCAGCCGTATCTTTCAGAGGCTTGCCGGTGTCGTGGTCAAGCTGGCCGTCGAGTGCGTAGCCGTCGATATTTTTGGCAATGTATTTAGCAATATAACCCGCCGCACCGCCCTGATTAAGATGACGTGACTCAAAGCGCTGCTTTGCCGCGCCCTTTTCGTGCCCGTCCTCTTTGAGGGCATAACGACGCATAATTTCGTTAATGGCTTTACGTTGACTGGGTTTGCAAAACAGCATCATGTGCCAGTGTGGCGTCCCGTCGTGGTGCGGTTCGACGACACGCATCCCGTAAACCTCTAAATCGTTATCTTTGAAAGCGGTGCGGATCAGGCTCCAGATTCGGCAGAGATAGCGCTGGCCGTCTTTGGGGGTAAATGCGGTTTCATTCCAGCCGTGATTGAGCTGCACAGTTTTGTTTTCACCTTTGCCGACCTGTCGGGTCGGGTGATACTTCGATGGCGTGGTCAGCGTGATAAACATCCCCACGTCACCAACGCTGGCCGCGTAGCGCTCAATCCCAGCGATAGTGTTCATCAGTTCCATACGCCGTATTTCAGGGTTAGAAATACTCCCCATGACCTTACTGATGAGGTCGATACGTTCGCCGGTGACTTTGTTTTCCAACTCGCAGGATTTTAGGTATTCGAGATTAGCCTGGCGACGCGCGTGCACATCGCGGATCGCCATTTTGCTTGCGTAAGGTGAGCGGTCTTTGTTGACCTCACCAGCCGCGATGAGCAGCGCCTCGCGCCAGCGCATCCGCTGCGCCTTGAGCTGGCTGACCCACCACTCATCTTTTATCAGACGGGAAATAGCAGAAAATGCCATGCGGATCGTCATCTGACCCTTACAGTATTTTTTCCAGTACATCGGGGTGAAGTTAAAAGCGCGAGCAATACCGGCCACCTGACCGTATAAATGCGCCTGCGCCTCATCGGTGAATAAAGTTTCTTTCCCGCCGTGCGCCTCCTCCCATGCGTCGCTTAACTCTTCGTATTTGCTCCAGAGTTGGGAAGCAATTCTGGCCGCAAATTTTCTTAGCTCTTTGTCATTCATATCCGGCAGGCGTGCATACTCGTCACGCTCGGACAAAAAACCAACTGAGGCGGATTCATTCATCCCGCACATTTCATTAACACGCTCAAGACGCGGCAGCAGCTTGCGCTCAAACGTGTTTTTGAGGAAATACAGCCCACCCAAAGGGCTCTTTGTGCGGCGGATGAAGTTATAACGCGAGGTAAACAGCGTTTGCAGGAAAAACGGCAGGCGATCAATCCGGTTTAAAACACCTTGCACCTGACGGAGTTCGGCACGTGTAAGGGGTCTGTCGCGGCCAACAGCCTCGCGGGATTTATTCCACGGATAAGCACCGACAAAACTATCACCGGTGCTCTTAGAAATTGGCGGGGGTGGTGAAGGAGCTACGCGGCCACGAGTCATAATCGTCATGACTCGCACCCCGTATTAATTAAACAACACTCTGAAGCAGCATCAAGAAACGCTTCTACAAATTTAGCTGCAGCTTGCGGGACTATTGCGTTACCAAAACCGCGCAGTCGCTCCACCCTTGCGGATAACCCATCAAGAGTCTCGCCATAACCGGCAGGTAGCATTCTAACTTGACCATCTGCTCCTTCGTCGGGTCTCCATTCAGACCAAAAGTGTGAAGCCACATCTGGCGATAAAGAGTGTCGTTTCTCATCCTTCCATCCTTTCTGTAAAAAGACTTGCTCAGATTCCCTGTATCCTTGCCAGCTCGTGCTGTTACAGTCGCCCAGGGTCGCACCAAAGCAAATTCGCTCTCTTTTGTGGTACGCGCCGTCGATTGCAGCAGGCAAAACTGCCGCTGCGCAGGCGTAGTTTTCTTTTTCCAGCTCAACGAATAAATCATCGAGCCAGAATTTGTTAATTGCCGCTCTAACTTGCTCTCCAAACAAGACTGGAGGACGACACTCAATGATGAGCCGGGCGAAAGTCGGCGAGAGGTGTCGGGGGTCGTTTTGAGCGAGTTGTTTTCCGGCTGTGCTGAATGGCTGACAAGGTGGGCTTCCGGTCCAGCAATGGAAAGTGTCTGGCACACCAGCGAGGCGCAAAGCGTATGACCATCCGCCGATTCCGGCGAAGAAATGGCACTGCTTAAATCCTTTAAGGTCTGATGGGGTAACATCGGTAATACTCCTGTCATCAACGATTCCATGCGCAATTAACCCCGCATCGATAAGATTGCGAAGCCATTGCACAGCAAAAGGGTCATATTCGTTGTAATAAGCTGTCACTGGTTTGCACCGCCAGCCATGAAAGCATCGAGACACTGCTGACCCAATTGCTCAACTTGCACGTTTAAATCTGCAAAGCAGCGCGCGTCACCTGTCAGGATGCCGTGTAATAACAGACCAGATACGAGCTTGGAAATTGTTGGATAATAACCAATAACACCGAGCCACTCTTTACCGGCGCTCTTTCCTGATTTTGCGGTTTTCTTTTCCTGCAAAATAAATTGAAACTTGTCACTAGTGACGACGAAACGGTCGCCCACCTCAATATAAATTGGCATTATTTACCACCTTTCCGATTTAATTTTTTTAGCTCACACGCGCAATATGTAGATTGTTCAGCCATGAATTTTATTAATTCATCCGCCGTGGTTATTTTCTTGCGATAAATAGCACGTTTGACAATTAGGTCGACAACATCAGAAAACAGATTTAACTCATTCGAATAAATAGCGATAACTGACCCAACCATCAAGCCAGACTCTTTATCACTTTTGAGGTCAGACAGAGATAAATCACCATTTTTGAGAACGGCAACTTTTAACCAGCCATTGAGAATCACAGATTTCAGCACAGACATTAAACAGCCTCCCCACGGGCGAGACCTGCGTTATGAAGTACCGTTGATTCCTGGCTGAGTAACTCGACAATCTCAACACGCCCCAACTCCTGCGTAACGATATGTTGAATCAGTTTATCCAGATGAGATGAGAATATAGCCGCCGCGTCGGCCTGCGCTTCTGCTCTAGCCTGCTGAAGCAATAAAGAAAAATTGCTGCTTTGTTTTTCCGTTCCTGTAAGCATGCCTTTCTCCAGACAAAAAGAAGTCCCGCACAATCAAGTGCGTTTAAAATTTAGATTATTTAATTAATGCAAATATTGCTCAGGCTTTACCGATGTTAATATCGTCGGCGCATACTCAAACAGGCCAAATAATTCACGTAAAGCACGAAATAACTTTTCACGCCAATAACAAGACTCTTCATTAACACGCCAGTAAGGTTGATTAAACTCGACCTCACTCAATCCTGCATGTAAAAACAAAGACCGCCGTTGGCTAACCGTTAGAAAACTAATATATGCAGACTCACTTGAGCCAACCTGACGACGTTTAGAAAATGCAGCACGCAATTCATCGATAGCACATACCAGACGCTCCCGGTCTACGTCATTCATTTCTTCGAGACGCATCGTTGCGTGACGCTGTTTTAACTGTGCGTGGAAGCAAACAGTCAGCCGTTCACGTTCCATCATTTGATTGTAAAAATCACAGCTATCCTGCCAGCGGGGCGCTGCAAGATATTTACCAATCAGACTACGCAATCCTTCTGGCTGTTTGTCCACAATGGCAAGGGTCATAACCGTCATAACGATACCCCTCTGGATTTTATGAAGCGTTTAGCCATGGCAAAAAATCCCGGCTTACGGGTGCAGATGATGATGCCTTTACGCCCTTTACCATGAGTAATCTTGAACGTCATAGGGCGTGGGCTTTCATTACGCAGTAATTGAGCGATACAGCGAGGCTCTTTCATTTAACTTTCCTCCTTTATGCCCGCCCACCCAAACCAAGCCACATGAGCCAACCTTCACGAATTTCTTTCGGGCGGCTCTCATACGCCATTTTCATGCCGTTGTTCCATGCAGGAAGATAAACCCAATATTCTCCAGCTCTACCAGTTGCAGACTGTGGATCGGTCATCTCAACGATGGGTAATTTGCCCTTCTCAATCATCCCCTTAACAGCTGCAGGGCTTTTACCTATCAGGCGTGCAAACTCTTGATAAGGAACTGCGTCAGTGGCGCTCTCTAATGACTTCTTCATCTGGTACACTTCTCCGTTAGCGTTTTAATTGCTCTTAATGGCTTATAATTGCCTTTAATGAGACTACGAATGTGAAACACAAACTACGATACACGCAAAATTACGCAATAGGAGTAATTATGTCAATAGACGTTTCAGAGAAGCTAAAGCTTATGCGGGAGTCAGAAAGACTAAACCGTAAAGAAGTCAGCGAGTTAACTGGCGTACCTTACAGCTCACTTTCAAGCTATGAGAGCCGTTCAAAAAATGCAGGTGTAGAATCCATCATGAAAATTCTCCAACACCCTCGTTTCACGAAGTACACGATGTGGTTTATGACTGACCAAATAGCACCTGAAGCTGGGCAAGTTGCACCGGCTCTCGCGCACTTTGGGCAGCCGACAACAACGTCACCCCACTCAGACCAGAAAACTGGCTAACAATTTACGGCGCTTTTTTGTGCAGTAAATGCGCAGTGAGTTTTTGTTATTTAAATCAGGAAATTGAAGTACGCAGTAACATCATCGGGAGGCTTTATGTCTGTTAAAAAGCTCGATGATGGTCGATATGAAGTGGACGTCAGACCTGCAGGGCGCAACGGAAAGCGCATCCGCAGGAAGTTCGATAAGAAAAGTGAAGCTATCGCTTTTGAAAAACATACGCTATACAACCATCACAACAAAGATTGGTTGGCTAAACCGACAGATAAGCGGCATCTGTCTGAATTAACAAAAGTCTGGTGGGATCTGAAAGGTAAGCATGAAGAACACGGAAAATCCAATTTGGGTAAGATTGAAATCTTTACTCGGATTACTGATGACCCTTGCGCGTTCCAGATAACCAAAGCGCTTATTAGCCAGTACAGTATGACTCGCAGAGGACAAGGCATAAAACCAGCCAGTATTAACCGCGACCTTACCTGTCTGAGTGGTATGTTTACTGCGCTAATTGATGCTGAGTTGTTTTTTGGCGAACACCCTTTCAGAGGGATGAAAAAGCTCAAGGAGCAGAAACCAGAAACCGGATATCTGACGCAGGAAGAAATAACATTGTTGCTTGCCAATCTTGACGGGGACAACAAGAAAATCGCGATTCTCTGTTTAAGTACCGGCGCTCGATGGGGTGAAGCTGCGAAACTGAAAGCTGAGAACGTAATACAGAATCGGGTGACGTTCGTTAAAACAAAGACGAACAAACCGCGCACTGTCCCCATCTCTGAGGAAGTAGCTGTAATGATTGCGGGTAAGGGTTATCTGTTCCCTGATGCCTCATACCCGAAATTCAGGCGAACAATGAAAGATGTAAAACCGGATCTACCGGACGGGCAAGCAACTCACGCATTGCGTCACAGTTTTGCTACCCACTTTATGATTAACGGCGGGAGTATCATCACCTTGCAGAGAATACTGGGACATTCACGGATAGAGCAGACAATGGTCTATGCGCACTTTGCCCCAGAGTACCTTCAGGATGCTGTTTCACTCAATCCGCTACGTGGTGGTGTTGACACCCAGAGTGTCCACACTGTGTCCACAGTAGGGTAG